GTGGGATAAAGCCAAAGAAGCTTCTGGAAAAGAGACAGATAAAGGTAGCAAAGGCTACTGGAAACTGTCCAATTTCATTTTTCATAAGATGAAAAAGTCGCAAGGTCTTGAAAAGGCTGAAGAATTTCTCAATAGTATTTATAAAGATGAGCATTTAAGAGGCGTTAATATATCCGGTAGTCCAAAATCTGCTTCTGCTGAGATCAGAGGTAAATCTGGTTCTGGCTTCACCACAAAAGGAAAAGTTCAGCAACATAAAGAAACTTTGGGCGAACTCAAATCTATGCCCAAACCAAATCTTCCTAAATCGGAAGAATTGGAAAAAGCCTTAAAATTCGACCATCCTCCGGGATATGTGCCATCTAAAGAAAAAGCGCCTCAGTTTAAGGAACCCTCACATGCAGACCATAAAAAAGAGTTTAAGGGGCATTTCGAGAGTGAAGTTACTCATGTTAAACCACATCATTCTAGCGGTGGCGAGGATACGGTTTATTTAAAAACTGGCCACGTTTCCCATGGTCATAAGGCCGGTAAATTTAAAGTTGGCGATAAAGTCAGTGCAAAGCAACATATTATGGGAACGCATATATTGGAACATAAGAAATCAGAAGGTATGGCTAAAGCTGAAGAGCAAAAGGTTATTTCACCAAAAGCGGCCTCTACTTCGGTCGCTAACCCTATGAAAGCTGGAGAGCAAACTACGATTTCTAAGACCCCAAAGGCTCCTGGAATGTTTAAATCTGAGGATTTTAAAGACGTAAAACATCCAAGTGCGCGAAAACTAAGGGATTTTATGACCCACAATAGGGCTAAGAAGTAATCTATACAGGGTATAAAGAGGATAACAATGTCAAACGAAAAGCGTTATACAGCAAAACAGGTTACTGAGGCAGTTCTAGCGAAAGCTGGCGAACTCATTAAAAAGTTCCCTGGTTTGAAGAAATATGAATCTGAAAACTCTAAGAAATTAGGTACTCAGGCTCCCCATAGGCATCAAGATGCAATAGACGAAGAAGACATCATGGGCAAAAGACGTGTTAGAACTCAGCAAGATCCTGATAAAAATCCTAAAGAGAACGCTGAAGGTAACAACGCGGCTCCAGGCGCCAGACCATATAACGTAAAGAAGTATGGAATGGAAGGCCAAGTTAGAAAAGCTGAAGCCGGAATGCATAAAGTTGAGTATCATTCCGCTGATTTAGAAAAAAGACAAGGCGGATTGCACCCAAGACATAAATACGATAGTTTAAGAAGTAAAGTTCCGGGTATGTTTTCTAGTATGGCAAATAAAGATTATGCGCCAGAAGCAAAAGCTCAAGCAAAAGAATTACACGCAGATAAATTGGATTCTATAAAGTCTCAGCCTAAACCAAATCTTCCTAAATCAGAAGAAGGAATGGCTAAAGCGGAAGATAAAAAAGATAAGATGGGAATGTCAGTTAGGCAGCATCTTATCGACAAAGTACATCACAGCATGAAATCGCACGGCTATAAAACACACGAAGCGTCTCCAAATCAATTTAAGGAACACGCTCACAACATCGGAATCAAAAATCTGAACGGTCACGAAATTGTTCATGGTTCTGACACATATCAACATGACGGCGCCGAAATGAAAAAAGACGCCACTGACGCCATACAGCATGGAATTAACACAATGACAGGCGGACAATCTCAATCAGCTCCCCAGCCAAGTGCTGGTGTAGCAGCTTCTTTAGGAAGCGCCTTCGGAAAATCCGAAGAATTGAAAAAAGATTTTGGACAAAACTTTGCCAACGCTGCTGCTAGCGGATCAATTACTCCCGCTAAAATCGCACAAGGCGCACAAAGCATCGCTGGACCATCGCCCACTCCTGCTCCTGCCAAGAAGTCAGAAGCTCCCGCCGGTAAGAGTATTGGATCGGCCAAGTTAGCTAAGTTTATGGAATACAAGGCTAGCAAAAGATTGAAGAAGAGTTAAAAATGGCGAAAAAAGATTTCAAAGCAAAAGTTGAAGAAGTAAAGGCGAAAGTGGAAGAAGTAAAAGAAATGTCGTTAGAAGAAGCCAGAAAATGGCGAGCTTCTTTAGCCAAAGCTGCCGCACCTGCTATTTTAAAAGAAGAACAGGTAAGGGAAGCATGGAGACTATACTGGGCTCAAGAGAAATCAAAATGGGCCAACTCTAAGGATCTCGAACATATCATATGGCTTCATTTAAAAGCCGTTGCTATGGCAGTCCCATCGAGATTTGAAGAAGGAATTAAACATTTTGGGCTTAAAAAGATTAGCTAATTAAGGAGAACAAAAATGTCTCAAAGACTGGTGACAAGTTTCATAAATACTAACATTCCGGGAGCATATCCTAATATCGTCGTGCAAAGTCAGCCGGTCGGTCTTGGATCTTCTGGTAACGTCGTTATCATTGGCGAAGCCGATGGCGGAGATGTTTTCAGTGACATAGCTTTGAAAGATAATTCTTTCACTCCTGACCAACTCGACAAAGTTCAACAACAATATTTAAGCGGTCCAATCGTCGATGCTTTTAGAGCATTCTCTGCTCCTTCAGCCGATACTGACATCACTGGTTCTGCCAACAGAATTTGGATTGTCAAAACCAATGCTGGAGCAAAAGCTTTTGCAACTGTGGCAACTGCTTATGGAACTCTCCGAGATAAAAACTGGGGTATTCCTGGAAATCAATATAACTACAGAGTGACCTCAACCGCTACCGAAGCTCCTCCTACAGTTACGGGAAATACCGTTCCTGCTTTCGGAGCAGCTTTAAACAACGATTCATTCACTATTCGATTGAGCGGTGGACCCGCAACTGTCGTAACTCTTAGCGGTTCAAGCGGTGGAGCATCTGCTTCTGCTGCTCAAGCGGACGCATTATCAGCTTATACGGCATTGGTAGCCCATGGCGGTTATGTTATCATTCCTTCGGCTCTTGATGGTCAAACACTTTCTGCTGGTTATTATAACTTTACCTCTGGCGCAGCCACTTTAGCTGCTTCTGGTCCTGGTACTTTAACCTTGAACGGATCTCCCACTGACGTATTCGTTATCAAAACTGCAAGTACCCTTACAACGGGTGCTGGCGGAACTCCAACAATATCTCTGACTGGCGGCGCTATCGCAGCCAACGTATATTTCGTTGTTGGTAGCTCGGCTACGATCAATTCTGGTTTCTCTGGTATTTTCAACGGAAATATCATTGCACAGACCTCTATAACTGATACTCTCGGTGGAACAGTCAACGGTAGCTTAATTGCTTTAACTGGTGCTGTAACTTTAAGTGCCGCAACTAACGTCAATGCACAAAACGCACCCTTGTTACTATCAGCCGGAGCATTCGGTCTATTGGGAGCTTCAGCAGTAACTAACACAGGTTTAACTGTTGTTAATGGTGACGTAGGTTCTTATCCAACAAACTCAATCACTGGATTCCCTCCTGGTGTAGTTATTACTGCGGCTCACGCAAATATCGCAGAGCTTATCATAGAACTTAATTCATTACTTCCCGTTGGAATCGTTGCATCTGCTGGCACTGCTCCCAATACCGTACAACTGACAATGGCAGTTGATGCAGGCGCTTATGACCGTGGAAATGGTAGAAGTTTTGAATTATTCGATTCTACTCCTGGCGATCTCGCAGCTTTAGGATTACTTGCTGGTCTTTATGTTTCAGCTCAAGAGCCTACAATTGAAGTTCAAATCAACAGAGCCGATATCGGCCTTAGCGAAACTCTAGATGTTAGAGCAGATATTGCTATGAGCGTTGGTTATCAAGGTACGACTGCCACGATGACAATCAATCAAACCACAGGTACTCTGGCAACTACAGTTACGGGTGGATCAGGCGCTAACTTAGCAATCGACATTACTCAATACAGAACAATTTCTGATTTAGCTGCTTTCATTAACTCGCAAACGGGTTATTCTGCTTCTGCGGCTTCAATTGCTCAGCAACTTCCTACCTCCGCATTGGACGAAGTGACTGCAATTGGTATCGATTCTTCTGCTCCTTCGGATCAACCCGGAAGAGTTAAGATGGCCGCTGCTAACTTCCGAAGAGTTATGGCTACTTCGAGAGCCCTAGATTTCATCCCAACTGCAACTCATGGATTGCCAATTCCAATGGCTAACCCAGCGTTCCTTTCTGGTGGACTCAAAGGTGGAACTTCTGCCGCTACAGTTATCAATGCAGTAAATGCTTTGGCTGGTTTAAACATCAACATCATCGTTCCTCTCTTTTCGAGAGACTCTGCTGCCGATATCGCAGATAGTTTGACGGATTCGTCTTCAACTTATACGATTGACGCTATCCACGCAGCTGTTAAGGCACATTGCATTCAGTTCAGCACGCCTAAACTCAAAAGGAATAGAATCGCAATTCTTTCCTTCTGGGGAGATTATGCAACAACCAAACAAAAATCTCAAGGGATTGCTCAGTACAGATGTTCTTTGGCTTTCCAAAGGCCTTCGCAAGTTAATTCTAAAGGAATTATCACAAGCTTCCTACCCTGGTATCAAGCTTGTCTCGCAGCTGGTATGCAAGCCGGTGGATTCTATAAAGCCATCGTTAACAAATTCGCAAACACTATCAGTTATATCGATCCAGTCGGATTCGATTCTGGTAGCCCTGGCGATGTTGAAGATGCACTCGATGCAGGTCTGTTATTCTGGACGCAAGAAACCGCTGGCGCTCGTTGGGTTAGTGACCAAACGACCTACGGATTCGACGCGAACTTCGTTTATAACAGCATCCAAGCCGTGTACGTATCTGACATCTTGGCCCTTGACCTTGCCGCAAGCTTCCAGACAGCTTTCGTTGGTAAGAGCTTGGCCGACGTAGATGCTGCTACCGCATTGAGCTTCTTGGCTCAAAAAATGGACGGTTACAAACGACTTAAGATGATCGCTGCAAGTACCGATGCACCTCTCGGATATAAAAATCCAAAAGTTAGCATCCTTGCCCCTGAAATGGACGTATCTGTCGAAATTAAGCTGGCAACTGCCATCTATTTCGTTCCGATCAATATCAACGTCTCGCAAGTACAGCAAGCCGCTTAATCTATAGGTTATAAGGAGAATTAGACATGTCCTCAAAAGTATTAGTTGGAGCCCGAACAAAAGTATACGTCGATAACACGCTTGTCGGTATATTTGAAACGGTATCCTATAACGTCAACATTGGAAATGAACCGATTCATCTCTTGGGCCGTTACAGTCCAAATGAAATCACTCCTACATCCTATGATGCTGTCACATTAACTTGTGGTGCATTTAGAGTTGTTGGTCAAGGTCCTCACGTTCTTCCGAAGTTCCCTAAGCTTCAAGATCTCTTGAATCTTGAGAACATCACTTTGGCTGTCGTTGACAGACAAACGGGATCTACGATCATGACTGCAATTGGATGTATTCCAACGTCTTACAATGGTAACCACAATGCCCGCGCTACTAGCCGCGTAACGATCAATTACACAGGAATCAGATTGAGCGACGAAGCTGGTGACCAAGACGAAGGTAACGGAGCAGTTTCTCTCCCTTAATGAGAGAATAATCACATGGCACTTTCCCTTGTAGATAAACTAAATTTAGTTCAGTCCGCCTTAGATGGCGTGTACAGTAGCGCAAATTCCAATGAGCATATTGGTTTGGGCTCTTTACTTATCGCTATAGTGAATGGTGAAGCTGCCGCTGGCGCAAACGTAAGTTTGAGCAACTTGGCATCCCCAGTAGTTAATGTCAATATTGACATGGGTGCTCATCAAATCAAAAACATGGCGGACCCAACTCTTGCTCAAGACGCAGCCAATAAAGCATACGTAGATGGTAAAATTTTGGTATTTACCTCCAGCGCCACTGTTGGCGGAGCGGCTGCCGAAGCTTTAACTGTTACTGGTCTTCTGGCCACAGACACTATAATCGCGGTAACCCAATCAATGGTTGGAGCTAGCAATTTACCGTTACTTTATTGGTCTGCTCAAGCAAATAACTCCCTTACAGGACATTGGGTAGGCGATCCAAGTATTGGCGCCACTCTTCTGGTAGCCGTAAAAAGATAATTAAATCAACAATTTAATAGCCTTTCTATCCTAAGACGCAATCTTAATGATGTCCATATGGTTGGATCTAACTAGGTTAGGGTTTCAAATTGGCTATTGAACAAAAATGGCCTCCGGTTCCTCCAATGCTTTTCACATCGGATGGTTCTGCGCAGGGCATTATAGATGTTGCGCTTGCAAAAGGCTTAAAAGTAAAGCAACGTATCGTCCTTTCTGCTACATCTCTTCCTAATCTTGAAGTCCGCATAATTCGCGTCTATTCTAGAACTCAAATAAAAGTAGGAATTATAAATCCCCCGCAGGGCCAATGGTTTAAGGGCGTGGACGTTTCCGCCTATACAGTCGCCTTAGGAGCTTTTCTTTACGCTGCCGAACAAGATAAAGCCAAAGTATCGCTGGACGATATGGAAGAGGCTGTCTACGATCAGGAACCCACAGTCGCATGGCGCGGCGTCGCGGTCGATCAGTTTGGCGATTATTACGATTCAGCAAACCCATTACCAGTTATATTCGCCGGGTCCATTACTACTACAGTCCGACGACTCACCGATAAACCCAACGATGGAACGCCTGACAACCTCCCAGACGCGATCCAAATAGGGGATGGCACTAACAGGCTTCATATTAATGCCGATGGCTCTATTAACGTAGACATCGGGGGCTCCCCGACCGTACAGACCGTCAAAAGCTTCTACAATGAGATATCTAGTGTAGCCTCCGGTGTTCAAACACTAATAGTGTCCTATACCGTTCCCGTAGGGAAGACCGCCCAATTACAATGGATAGACACTTCTGGCGATAATGTGGCCAGATACGACGTGTATCTCAACGGAGCCCCATTTGATACCCAGAGGACCTTTTTCGGCGGTGACTTCAATGCCTTGTTTGAATACATCACGGGAAATACGTCTGGCCTTACCTTTGTTGCAGGAGACGTTATCGCCGTGAAGGTGCTCCATACTAGGCCCTACGTAGGGAAGTTTGAAGGAAGGATACAAGTACTTGAAATCAGCTAATTTTATTGAAAAAATAGCCCATAATAGGAATCTTACATTAAGAGGTAAACTATGTCGTCTTTAGACTTGAAAAGAAAACAGGTTGAACTATTGAGAGTGTCTTCGGCCAAAGCCGAACTTGAGCTTCGTATTCAGGAACGATTGGAAGAAGTCGAACGCTTACAGGAACACATCAAAATATCTGAAGCCAAAGAAGTTGAGTTGGCTCAGCAGATAAAAGACATGGAAAAAGCAAATAGCTAAGTTTAGGAGAAATAAAAAATGGCAGATTTTGATAGTGAATTACCGATACGATCACAGTTACCAGGGCAAGTAAACCCCGATGATGTAATCGTTAAAATAGGCGATGCTACTAACCCTACGACTCAACAGGCTTCGGTAGATACTTTTGGTAGTTTACAAAGTCGAATTGCAGATGCTTCTGGAAACGTAATTACCAGTACTCTCAATGCGGGCAAACAATCTCTTGACGTTAACGTCACAAGTACCATCGCCGTTGGCCAGGTTGATGAAAGCGCGTTTACTTATGGCGTCACGTCTGAAACTCCAGTCGGCGGTGTTTATAATGATGTCGGCGCTTCAATGGGCGCAGCCGGTGAAACTGGCGCAGTCAGAATCACACAATTCAGAGCATTTCATGTCAATTTAAGAGACGCAGCCGGAAACCAATTAGGCGACTCAAACGCCGATGGTTTATGGGTTAGACCTGGAGACGGCACAAACTCTCAATCATATACCGCGACTGGCGAAGCAAAAGTAAAAGTTACATCCCTGCTTGCAGAAGATCACAACTATGGAACTGTTGGGGCGAATACTCTCAGAACAGCCGCTCAAATTGGTAATGCCACTGGAGCTGCCGATTTTAACTTTGGTACTATTGGAGCACAAAGTTTAAGAACAGCTGCTCAAATTGGTAACGCTACAGGCGCCGCTGATTTTGGTGCTGGATCTGCTACCGCTCAAACTTTAAGAGTTACTGCCTCTAACTTCCCAACGACTGTAGACACTAATTATGGCACTGTTGGTGCCAACACTATTAGGACCGCTTCGCAAATTGGTAACGCTACTGGCGCAGCAGACTTTAATGCTGGTGCCACGGGCGCTCAGACTCTTAGAGTCACAGCCAACCAGGGCGCTCCCAATACTGCTGCCAATGCATGGACCGTCGCTATAACTTCTGGCGGCGCAGCTAATAGCCCTTCAAATCCTATCTTTGTTTCAGAAGATACTACTCCTGGAACTTCAGTAAATGATTTTAAAGACGCAGTTGCCGTTGTGGCTGCCGGTACAGACAATCATGATTATACTGTTACTGCCGGTAAAACTTTTTACTTTAACCAAGCAGAATCTAGTGCTTCTGGTAAGGCAAAAATGTCCGTTGCAATTGAAACTGGAGTAGGCACTGGAATATTTAATACAAAATTTGTCCAATTCAACTCTACTGCGGATACAAATATGTCGGTTCATCTCGCCGATGCAATTACTGTCGCTGCCGGAGTAAGAGTGCGCTTGATAATGGTCAATAGAGATAATCAAGCCGAAGATCTATATTCTACGATTTCTGGATTTGAAATCTAATAGAGGGTTAAGTGGCAGATTTAACTGATATTCAGGCTGCGCAATCAGTAAAAATTATTGGCGCTGATAGCGCGGGTCTGGAAACAAATCCTGTAAATGCATATTTGGATGGCAGTCTACAAAATAGACACGCCAATACCTATGCTTCTGCTGTTTTCAATACTGGCGGTTCTCCTGCCAATTTAACCATCGATTGTACTGGATTAGGAAACGTCCGATTAGATATTTCTGGTACTTGGACTGGCAGTATCACCTGGCTTGGCTCGCTTGATGGTATCAATTTTAACGTAATAACCAACGCAACTAACATTGTTACTCTTGACGGAAACGTCCCAGTACAGGCTAATACTAATGGAGTTTGGGATTTTCCCGTTAGTGGCTTCAATTTCCTACGCCTTACAAATGTTGTCTTAACGGGTTCTGCCAATGTTAGAATGGGCGGCGGGCCTGCGGGTATGGTAATTTCTGCCATTCTTGCCAATACGTTCGTAGCTCAAACAGGAACTTGGGATATAAACAACATAACAGGGATAATAAGTCTTCCTACCGGCGCATCTACATCTTCATTACAGACTACAATTAACAATTCCATAAATGCCTTACAGGTTGCCCAAGGTTCTGCTACTGCTGGAGAAAAAGGCAGCTTGATGCTTGGGGCAGTAACGACTAATGCTCCTTCCTATACTACTGGCCAATCGTCTCCATTTTCTCTTGATACTTCTGGTTTATTAAGAGTATCATTAAAAGACACGCCCTCCAATACGAATAAATTTCTAGTAACTGCTGACCCAATTACATTTGCCTCCCCACAGCATACGATAGTTGATTCTGGAAGTATTGGTGTTACAAATTTACCTGCCACTGTAGACACTAACTATGGGACTGTCGGTGCTAGTACTATAAGGACTGCTGCTCAAATAGGTAATGCTACCGGCGCAGCCAATTTTAACTACGGCACTGTTGGCGCTCAAACATTGCGTGTTGCCTCTCAAGTTGGCAATGCTACTGGTGCTGCCGACTTTAATTATGGCACCGTTGGAGCCCAAACACTAAGAACTGCTTCGCAAATAGGCAATGCCACTGGCGCGGCGCTATTTGGCGCAGGAACTACGACTGCCCAGGTACTTCGCGTTGTTTTGCCAACAGATCAGACTGTAATACCCGTACAAGGACAGAAGACAAATAATAATGCTGCTCCAGGAGCGACGAACGTAGGTACTCTTCCTGCTTTGGCAAACGCTGCTGCCCCTTCATGGACTGAAGGTAACCAAGTTGCCTTGTCAGTAGATTTGGCAGGCAATGCAAGAACTATAGATATTGCCGATGGACCAGTTACTCCTGGAACTGCCGCTACAAAATCAACTTTAACCGGCGGACAATTCAACACTGCTCTTCCAACACTTACCAATACTCAACAAGCAGCTACCCAAATGGATGCCAATGGCAGAACAATAGTTTTAAGTGTTCCAACATTTGGAATACAAAAAACTTATTCTGCTGCTGTATTAATTACCACTGCCGCTTTATCTACTGATATTCTCAGTATTATTGGAAGCTCCACTAAAACTATAGCTATAACAAACTTTGTTATTTCTGGAATAGCTACCACTGCTACGGTCGCTACCGTAAATATTATTAAAAGATCTACGGCAGATACTTTAGGAACGCCTACAACAGTAACGGCAGTTCCGAATGATAGCTCTAACGCAGCGGCAACGGCAGTTGTTACTTCTTATGCTGGCGTTCCCACAACAGGAACATTGGTTGGTAATTTAAAAACCTTTAAAGTATTTTTTCCGTTAGCATCTGGCGGATCAGCCGGTACTCCATCGGCTCCACAATATTCTCCAGCCACAATTACTCAGCCAATAGTTTTAAGAGGTGTCGCAGAAACATTAGCAATAAATTTAGGCGGCATCACGCTTCCCGGCGGAGTTGTTGCGGTATCTATTGAATGGACGGAATTTTAATATGCAAAGTGCCTCATATATTTCTTGGTCGGATCTTAAAAATTTAACAATTACCACAGTTAATCCTGTGTACTTTTCTTTAGCAAGTTCATATCTAATCATTTCTAGAGTCGGTGCCGCTAATTTTACCACTGTTATTAATAAAGATGGCGGAGCAGATCAAACTAATTTTGAAACTAGTTTTAAAGACACAAGTATTTTTGCACTTTCTGATTCAACGGCATTAGATAATGTGACAAAAACTTCAACGGGCGCCGGGACGGGGCAGATTAACAGTGGTACGTCAGGAGCGATATTTACTATAGTTACAAGCGCAGTTAGCGGAACATCGCCAACATTAACGGCTCAATTGCAGTATTCTTATGATGGCGGAACAACTTGGGTTAATATTCCCGGAGCCGTTACGGCATCAATTACTGCTGCCGCTACGACCATTTTACAAGTAAAACCTGGAGCCGTGACAGCCGCTAATCAATCTGTATCATGGATATTGCCTAAAGTTTGGAGATTTAACTATACTATAGGCGGAACAACTCCTTCGTTTACAATAAGAATGTATGCAAATTATTCGGGAGATTAAGGATTACCAATGGCAGCCACAACTTTAAATGTTAAATGTCCAACATGTGGAAACAATACGGATATTGCCACTACCGATTTCATCTATAACGGCACTGCGGCTATTTTTGCTAGATGCTCCGTGTGTGGCAGTAGAATGGAATATCACGGGCCTAATTACGATCCGAATGCGAAGCCTACCGTGGTAACAGTAGTGAACAATGTAAAGTAACTTAGTGACCCGCTAACTTAGACATTGCTTCGGCAGCAACTAACGTAGTTAAAACGCCTAGACCAAAAGCTAATTTATCATTTGATTTTTGTAAATCTTCTGCTTTTTCAATACGTGCGCTCACTTGTGTCAAAGTAATCATCAAATTCTGAATTCTCTGTTCATCTGTTTGAATAGTCAGCTTGTATTGATCCACAGATTTATAAAGATCAGAAATCTGAACGTCCTTAGTTTTACTGTCTTGAATGATCTTGCCGACACAGCTATTCTGAGTGGCTGAGTAAGTATAGGTTCCATCGGCATTGGCCTTAATGGTGGAGAAATCACAGACACTACCGTCATTCGTGGTCACCGTTAGACCAAACGAATAGCTAGAAAACAGTGATAGAATCAAAATCAAACTTAAAAACTTCATTGGTTACTCCTTATTGAACAAAATTGGATGCCAAGCATCTACGAATTGAACGAATTTACTTTTTCGTTTGTAATCACCTAAACGCCTAGTTCTGGATCTTACTCCAGACCCATAGGGGCCAAATGATTTGCCAGTTGTGTAAGTGGAGTCTTCTTTGTTTTTCACAATTTTTATAATTTCAAGTGCATCGTATTGGTATGTAGGTTCGCGACCAACTGCCACTAAATTATCTTCTATTTGAAAATCGAAACCTTCAATATATCCGAAAAAATTCATAACCGATTTTGCAAATGATTCGTTTAAAGAACCTTTGTTGTTCAAATAGACTTCTGCATTAGCGCCTAGGCCATTATTGACCATTCTATGCTTCATTTTTTGAACCAATCGTCGGGTACGGGTTTTTCTTCTCCAGGGGCCGCTTGAGCTTTAGCTACAAGTGCGTCCGCTTCTAATTTCGTCTTATCGGCTTGTTGCTTTAGAGAAGCCTCTTTAGACAATGCATCCTTGTCGATTTGTTTAGCACTTCCAAGCAAAATATCAATCAGAATATCATGATACTTAATAGCCAGAAAGATCACTCCTATAACGAGTCCTGCGGTGAAAAACACTAACTTGTTTGTCTCATAGGCATTTTTAAGCCAATCGCCAAGTCTATCCTGAAGGCTTTTTGAAACCTGTGGTGATGGCGTCGGTGGAATTGCCGGGGGGACTTGTGGTGTTTGATCGTCACTCATTTGTTTTCTCCTATTTTGAACTCGTGGAAGCTTGGGGGTCTCCTGCGGGGCCGTTGGTAGCCACTTCAGGCTCATCGTCTTCTTGTGGCTGTCCTTTGGAGTCCATATAGGATTTGACAGTGGTCGTCATGTGTTCAAAGCTATTGGCTGTCATAAACGCTATGGTAATTCCTTTAAATAAATCAACCATTTGGCCGCCGTCAATCAGGCCTTTGATTCTGAACAAAATGCCTACAATGTAAAGTATTAGAACTAATAGGGTTTTACGAAACCCGAAAAGGATGTTTATTACCTCTGCTAATCTCTTTTTCATCTGTAACTCCTTCCATATGGTTATATCACAGGCCTGTCATCAGGTCAATACAGTAATCTTTAATTTGGAGAATAAATATGGACATCTCATTAGAAATTAGCGGACTTATAATGGCCGTGGCTGGGGCTTGGGCCTTACCATGGAAGATCAGCAGGGACATGCGTAAAGACCGCGAACTTGAGGCTGCCAAGGTCCTTAAATCCGCTCAGGAAGAGGATGCCAAGCTAAGACTAGAGTTTGAAGCCAAAATTCAGATAGTCCAGGCTGAACTCGACAATGTGAAGCATGATGTCGAAAAAGACTTTGCACACGTAAAAGAGACTTATAATGGGGCTCTGGCTAACTTGGGCCAAAAGATTGAGGAACTAAGAGAACAGCTTAATTTGCAACATTCTCAATTATTATCCTTCTTGACAAAGTTAGTAGAAAAAAGATAAAATAATCCAATGGTTATCTATAAAATTACAAACAAATTAGACAATAAAATCTATATAGGGCAAACTCTTCAGAATGTCTCAAAGAGATGGATTCAACATAAATCCGATGCTCGCGCCAGAAAAGATCACTCTGTTATTCATCGCGCCATGAACAAACATGGCATAGAAAATTTTGAAATTACCACAATAACCGAATGTAGATCTTTAGAAGAAATGAATGATAAAGAACAATATTTCATTGCCTTATTAAAATCCTTAGTCCCCGCCGGATACAATGTCTCTCTGGGTGGAGAAAACCATAAACATTCTGAAGAAACTAAAAAGAAACTGTCGGCGGCTAAGAAAGGCGTCAAAAGGGGTTATACCTGGAATAAAGGAATACCTGTTTCGCCAGAAACTTTATTAAAATTAAGTCTTGCGCAGAAAGGAGAAAATAATGGAATGTTTGGAAAAAAGCATTCTGAAGAAACTAAAAGAAAAATTGCCACAAAAGCAACTAATCGAAAATATTCAAAAGAGTCCGTAGAAAAACGAACGAAAAAATTGAGAAAGCCCATATTATGTCACGAAATCAATAAAATATTCGACTCTTGCAAAAGTGCAGCAGAATATTGCCATATCGCTCCTCAATCCGTAACACAAGTCGCCAAAGGTCAAAGGAAACAGTGTTATGGACTTACATTCTCTTTTATAAATTGAACCCGTTCTCTGCGATCTGCTTCTCAAACTTGGTCGCTAACTTTTCAAGGCTCTCTAAGATCTCCGCATCTGTCTTGCCTTCTCTTTTCCCAAAATCAATGGTTTTCTTCATGATTGTAGGAAGAGCTGACAAACGAAATGTCATATAGCGAGTTGGCTCATACTTCTGTTTAACATACTGCAACATTGCGTGAAAATTCATGCTACCTCCTCAAAGGCGTCAATTATTCTACCTAAGTCTTCCCCATCCAAAAAGAACCTTGAATTATAGGGGAACCTCAAAATCAATTCTCTGTCTATAATAACTTCCTCAAAGTGATTGAATACGGCGGCTAATGGCACGTCATCGAATGGATGCATTATTTCAAGCATGTGCGGGCCGGGTATCAACAGAACTTTCAGTTTTAACTGCCCTGTCATCTTACACCAAATAAAAACTTATGGGGTGCCTCAATTTTTCCAGTTCTGCCATTTTCGACTGCGCGTATATGGCAATGCTCGCAAGTTGTAGCCATAAAAACAGGACCCTTCATTTCTTTCCCATCGAGGCCGACAAGCTTGTATATTCTTTTGGCCCATTTATGGCGCTTGCCTTTAAGACAAGGCATTCTATCACCCCTCATAATTCATCCTCTCTTGCGGTCCTGAAATCTTCAGGATGAACAAGCCATATGACTTCTCCAGTATGTTTTGCCACGGCGCAATGCCCAATCACATTAGGAATGTTACCCATAAAAAGAACTACTTCGCCAAGAGCAATTGGGGACTTAGACCAATCGAACGTAGATTTATATTCTACGTTCCATTTTGGGTCATAGACCACACACTCTAGGGGCTTAAAGTTCTTTCTTCTAGATCTTCCCATTATTTTGCCAGGACGAACCCAGCCTCCTGAGCTTTCTTAGCCGATAAAGAACCAGCTTTCTCTTCTGTCTTTTTAGTGCGAATATAATCGATGTCCCTGTAATAAACGAAGTTCCCGTTGGGCTTAACTATTTGATAAACCAAAAGAGTTGTGGGGTCCTGCACAAAGGTTTCTAGGCCAAGATCCTTCATCGCAACTTCAAGGTCTACCCTGGCAGTATTCATCTGATCTTTCAGTTCTTCATACTT